GTATGAGATTATTGATGGGCAGCATCGGTTTGAAGTAATACAGGAATTACAGCTACCATTGCATTACATTATATGTTCCGGATACGGTCTAACCGAGGTACATATACTCAATGCAAATTCAAAGACTTGGAACGCTGACGATTACTTAGAGGGCTATTGTAAATTAGGATATAAAGACTATTTGATATTTGCTGATTTCAAACATAAATATCAGATAGGGCACAATGAGTGTATTTCATTGTTATCTAATTGGTCATACTCTAACAGCGACAATACAAAAGAATTTTATGAGGGAAAATTTAAGGTAAAAAATTTAATGCTTGCAGAAGAGTATATTGAAAAAATATTAATGATTGAGCCGTATTATGCTGGCGTTCGTAGGCGAGCATTTGTTGGAGCGATGCTGCAACTATTCAATAATAAAAACTTTGAGTTTACTGAGTTTTTGCAAAAGCTAAAAACGCAACCTACCGCTTTACAGGATTGCACCAGCGCAAGCAATTATAAGGTTCTTATTGAAGAGATTTACAACTATCGCAGGCGCGAAAAGGTTAATCTTCGGTATTGATTTTTTTTGTATATTTGAGCATTCGGTCGTGAGAACCCGAATGAGTTAAAAACATTTTAAGCCCTTTGGGGGCTGCGAGGCAAGGGTAAAACCAAGCCGTTCTCACCGCAGCCATCAAAGGGCATTTTTTTTATGAGGAAATCATTTATACTATACAGCGATATTTACGACACTCTTCAGCATTTAACAGATGAACAGCTCGGTAAATTAATGCGAATGATATTTGAATATCAAACCAGCGGCAAGACACCTGAAACAAATAACCCTTTATTTATTGCCTTTGGTTTCATTAAATCGAGCTTGGATAGGGATGGAGTAAAGTATGAGCAACGAGCCGAAAGGTCGCGTGAAAACGGCGCTAAAGGAGGCAGACCAACTAAAAACCAATTAGGTAAAAATGAAACCCAAAAAACCCAGCGGGTTATTTCAAAACCCAAAAAACCTGATAGTGATAGTGTAAGTGTAAGTGATAGTGTAAATGATAGTGTTAATGTAAATGCTAATGCTAACTTTAAGAAGTGGAGCGAGCAAGATTTGATTGAATCAATGACACCTTACAAGGATAGATACCCTAAGGAACTCCTAAACGCTTTTTTTAACTATTGGACTGAGCCGCTTGCGAATGGTAAGATACGCTTAACCTCTCAGGATGCTTGGGATACTGGGCGCAGGTTGGTTACTTGGAATAAACGCGATAAGGATAAGCAACCAGCAAACGCAGCACCAACAAAGACACGCGCCTCGATGGGCGTTAAGATGGAATAAAATATTTTAATTTATTTTCGATAAAGTGTTGCAAATTCAAAATAAGGTTTTATATTTGTGCTGTTAAACAATCAAACACTTACACAATGACAACTGAACAATTCAAAGCAACAGCAACAGCAAAAATGGAAACCTTATCAACTAACGATTTAATTGTTGAGGTTAAGAAATTAGCAAACGATTTTTCAAATGCAGCTTCAATAGTTATGGATGTTGCCCTTGATATTTTAATGGAGCGTTTGCCTGAAAGTGAATTTGTTAATTTTTGTGATAGCTTATAAAACAAAGGGCGGCTAATAACCGCCCCAAATTTACAGCATGAAACCACTACCTAAAATCGAACAAGCCCTCATGTTCCTTTGCCTTAACGGCGATGATAATTATAAGGAAATCGCGCCGCAGCTTATCGATGAACACTTCGCAGACGATACAGCACTCAAAGCCTTTAAGGTTATAAACGCGATAATGAAGGACGGCAAGCAGCCGACATTCGTTACCTTCGGAAAATACGCATTGACTGAAAAAACACTCACGGCTAATGAGATTGCCAGCGTAACCCAATGGGGCAATGAGCTGAGTTACTCAGAGCCGATCAATGAGTACATCAGCATTCTCAAAGATGAACACATCAAACGCAATATAAACCACATCCTAACCGAAGAGGCACTCGGATTAGGTAAGCTAAAGAGCGGCGGTGAAACAGCCGTTAACATTATCAAGCGCCTCAATACCCTGATCGAGAATGGAAGCCCTACCGATAACATCATTACAACCCTTCAGCTCACCCACGAAGAGCGACAAGCATACTACCGCCGCGCCGCATTGCATCAAAGCGGTAAGACAAGCGGGCTCAATACCGGCATCGCAGCACTTAACCGATTCACTGGAGGCTTCCATCCCGAGCTTATAATCTTAGCAGGCAGACCATCGATGGGTAAGACCGCCCTTGCATTGTACCACGCCTGCCAGTTCAATGAGCCGGGCATATACTTCAACCTCGAGATGAATCAATCGCAGCTCTGCCAGCGGTTAATACTTCAGCACGCGAACGATGCGATTAATAGCGCACGCCTACGCGATGGCAATCTATCGCAGCCCGAGCTACACGCATTCGAAACCACGATCGGATTAGTTGAGAAGCTACCCATTACAATCTACGATAAGCCTCGATGCGGTGTGCATGAGGCAATACGCATAATGCGGCGCGAGGCACGTAAGAATAATTGCAAATGGGCAATCATTGACTACCTTCAGCTGATGACGATAGAGGGCTTCAGAGGCGGCAATCGCGAGGCTGAGGTTGCAGAGATAAGTCGCACGTTGAAAGCCGCACAGAAGGAACTTAACATACCGATTATTGCACTTGCGCAGTTAAGCAGGCAAGTAGAGCAACGCGCCGATAAAAGACCGATACTCTCAGACCTACGCGAATCGGGCAGCATTGAACAGGATGCCGATACCGTTATGTTCGTATATCGACCTGAATACTACGGATTGAATGATGAAGCTGGCAACCCTTATAGTTCCGATGTATTTTACCTATTCGAGAAGCACCGGCAAGGCTCAACCGGTGAGGTACGCTTTAAGCATAACAGCACGCTCACGAGCTTTCACGATACGGGCTCGAGTGGTGGCAGCACTTTTCTACCAGTTAAGCATGACATGCCTGATCTCGAGCCGAAGGCAATGCAGCCTAATGAATCTTTTGACATAAGCCCTTTCTAAGAACATCGTTCCTAAGCAATGACAATCGAAGAGCAACTAATTGAGCGCATGAATAACTACCAGCCGAGCGAGGCAACGATAACCGATGGATGCGTAACATACCACAGCACCACGCGAACGCACCAATCATACGCAGCGCACTTGAAACACGCACCGAATGGCTCATTCGTTCGTAAGGCATACCTCAAACGCTGCTATGGGTGGCTGATGCTTTTGAAAAAAAACGGCATCGAAATGCATCACACAATCAAATAAATACTTATCTTTGCAAACATCAATGGAGTCAAGTGAAAACATAAAGACAGGGCGAGGGGGCTACCGCGAGGGAGCTGGGGCGAAGCCGCTATATGGTGAGCCAACGGTTAACATTACCTTTCGAGTTCCTGAATCGCATAAGTCAACTATACGCCGCATGGTTTATGATTACATGGATACGCTCAAGACTAACCGCAAGCATGAACCAGAGTATGGATGCTAAGCTCTTAACAATACCATGCGCGATTGAATCGGTAGCCACGCGCCGCGATAAGACGATAAAGATAACAATCGGAACGCAGGAGCTTTCACCCGATCAAACGAGCGCACTGTTCAACCAGTGGATGGGTGGCGTGGGCGTGATGGCATTCAAAGGCGAGCAGTTCAATTATAACGATGAACAGCTACTCAATAACCTAAAGCTCGATGCTGCCGAGCTTGGAAGTAAGACACCGAGCCAGCGGTTACGATCAACGCTCTATGTGCTATTCGAACACGCACCCGAAGGACATAAAGACTTCAACAGCTTCTACGCGGCAATGATGGAGCGCTTTATTGAAATGGTTAAGAAACGCATTGATACATACAATCTATGACACGCAGACTAAGAGCCGGAGTATTAATTGATTCAGAAGTTAACGGAAAGCCGCATTATTTCGGCTACCTTACGCATCCGAGCATGGAGTATGATATAGCCGTGGCATTCACTGAAAAGGATTTGAAAGGCTTTGCAGAGGTTAATAAGCTGATTCTGCCAACCGACGAACCTGAGTATAAGTTCGGCGTTATACTGCCAACCGAAGACCGCGATAAGAACAATGCCTATACGTGCAAAGTATTCGCATCCGGAAAGCTGCACAACCTCGTTATCTACCCACGGCAATACAATCAAATCGTTACCAATGGGCACAGCCTTAACGCACAGCACGAAGGCCGTATCTTCACCGAACTAATCACAGCATAACATGCCACTATTCCAAGGAGACAGCCAAGAGGTCATTTCGATGAACATCCGCAAGCTAATTGGCGAAGGATATCCACCGCAGCAAGCGCAGGCAATCGCACTGGCAGAGGCTGAGAAGTACCGCAAAGCACGGAGGCGATGAAAACAAAAGCAGTTAAGATATCAGAAGTTAAACTCAACCCGAACAATCCTCGATTGATTAAGGATGAGAAGTTTGCTAAATTGGTGCAGTCAATCAAAGACCTGCCTGAAATGCTTTCAATTCGTCCTATCGTAGTCAATAGCGACATGGTGGTGCTTGGTGGTAATATGCGACTAAAGGCATGCAAGGAAGCCGGATTAAAGGAAATACCCATAATCATTGCAGATAACTTAACCGAAGAGCAGCAGCGCGAGTTCTTAATCAAAGACAATGTAAGCGGCGGCGAGTGGGATTGGGCGATGCTTCAGAATGATTGGGACACCGAGCAGCTCGATGCGTGGGGCTTGGATATTCCAAACTTTGAAACAGAGCAAGCACTTGAAGCCATTGAGGATGATTACGAAATACCGGACGAAATACAAACCGACATCGTGCTTGGTGACCTTTTCGAGATTGGTGAGCATCGTTTGCTTTGTGGCGATTCGACTGATAGTGATGCTGTGGAAAGGTTGATGGATGGGCAGAAGGCTGATATGGCTCACAATGACCCGCCCTATGGAATG